CCGGTGTACGTCCACCCGTTGATGTAGGCGCTCAGGTGCCGCTCGTTGACGAGCACCCGGCTCGCGGAGGAGTCGTAGAAGCTCACGTCAGCACCTCCACGATGACGTCGGCGCCCCACATGGTGACGCCGTTGACCTTGGTGCTGCCGTAGTTGCGCACGCCCGCGACCCGCGCGAAGCTCACGATGTTGCCGAGCCGGGTGTCGGCGTCCATGACGGCTTTGATGCTGGTCGCGCCGCTGCCGTCGAGGTAGCCGTCGAGGGTGTCCTGCGCGACCCGGTCGACCCCGCCAACGGCGAGGCTGATCACGAACACCATGTCGTCGGACCCGCGCGCCATCGTGGAGTCGAAGCTGATCGAGTCCAGGTAGATGACCGCGGCGGGCGACTCGGTCTGACCCTCGACCGTGTCGTACGCGTGCAGGCCGGCGATCGTCGCCAACCGGGTCTTGATGCCGTCGCGGATGGCGCTGACGCTGGCCATCACGCCACCATCACGGCGTCGAGGCGGTACGGGGCCAGCTTGTCGACGGCGCGTTTGTTCGTGCCCACGCGTACCGCCCCGAAGTTGTCGAAGCCGGCGACGCCGAAGCGGGCCGTACGCAGCCCGAACGTGTCGTTGGCGAGGATGTACGCGGCCTGCGTCACCGGGGCCGGCACCGCGGCCCAGCCCCACAGCGCGGTCACCCGGATCGGGGCCCGCTGCCAGGACGTCGGCCAGGTGTAGTCGATCGGCCAGATCTCCCAGTACGGCCAGCCCGTCTGCCCGCGCACGATGCCGTTGAGCGGGCGCAGGTCGTACTGGCTGGCGGTCAGCGTCGTGGCGTACGTGCCATCCGCCGACGTGTCCACCGCGACGACGAGGCCCGTTGTGGTCGAGAAGTCGTCGACGAGCAGGCAGCCGTCGGAGCGTGGCTCGTACGCCCGGGCCGCGACCACGGATGCCGTGTTGAACTGGCGGCCTGTGTAGTCCTCGATGCCGCGCGAGATGTCCGCGACGGCGGTGTCGAGCTGGTCGTCGTCGGCCGCGTCTGTGATCTTCAGGTAGGACTTGAGCTGAGCCTTGGTGATATACGGGTCGCCGAGAGCCACGGCGTCACCCCCGCCCGTGCACTACTTGTCGGCCTGCGGCCGGCGCGACTTGTTCGCCGCGGGCCGCCGCGACTTCGGCGCCTCGACCTCATCGGACGTTTCGAGCTCGGCCGGCGCCTCGGGCTCCGGGTCGGGCATCTCGTCACCGACCGCGTACGCCAGGTACGCGCCGGCCGGGTCGCTCTCCGGCACGAGCCGCAGCTTGTCGGCGGTGTGATACCACCGCTGCTCGGCCCTCACCGGTAGAACACCACGACGCGGAAGACACCCGCGGTGAGCGCGGCCGTCGCGATGGTGACCACCAGCGACCGGGCCGCCGTGGTCTTCACCGACGCGGCGCCGGTACCGACCGGGATGATGCTCTTGCGGCCCGTGGTCGACCAGGGCGCGCCCGACACCGCGGCCGCGGCCAGCAGGTCGCCCGCGCCTTCGAGGGTGACCGCGACCGTGCCGGCGCCACCGGAGGTGACGGCGGTGTCGACCTCGATGTAGCCGGACATGATGACGCTGCCCGACGGGATGCTGTTGCCGAGCGCGTCGCTCGACGCGGAGCGCAGCGTGATGCTGCCGACCGCGCCGCCGTCGGTGGCGAAGCTGTACTCGCCGACCGCCGACTTGGTCGTGCGGGTCGTCTCGATGACTGCCATGGCTGCCCCTCCTCACGACCACCAGCCCGTACGCGGTTGGCGTACGGGCTGGTGGAGCGCGGTTTCTAGATCGTGTAGAACAGCACGACGTCGACCTGGCCCGCGGTGAGCGCCGCGGTCGCGATGGTGGCGACGATGTTGCGCGCCGCCGTGGTCTTGACGCTCGTCGCGCCCGTGGCCACCGGGATGATGCTCTTGCGGCCGGTCGTCGACCACGGGGCACCGGAGACGGCCGCCGCGGCGACGATGTCGCCCGCACCCTCCACGGTGATCGCCAGCGTGCCGGCGCCGCCCGACGTCGCGGCGGTGTTCACCTCGACGTAACCCGACACGATGACCGCGCCGGACGGGATCTGGACGGACGTCATGTTGGTCGAGCCGACCGCGCCAGCGTCGACCGCGAAGTCCCACCGGCCCCGGATCGCCTTGACCGGCGGCTCCGGATATCCACCTGTGTATGGCATGTTCTGGTCTCCTTACAGGCCGGTGACGGTGCAGACGGCGGTCGGGCGGTAGACGATGAACGCCACGCGGGTGTCGGCGCGGATCGCCTGGCGGCCCTCGACGAAGAACCCGGCGTGGCTGTTGGAGATCTGCACGTCGATGCCCCGGCGGGTCGCCAACTCGGTGTAGGTGGAGTCGAAGACCGCGGCGGTGCCCAGCGTGATCGCGTCAGACAGCGCCACCGGCAGGCCCCAGATGCGGTCCGGGACCATCTCCGAGGGCGAGCCCCAGATGTAGATGCCGTCCGCGGTGCGCAGCAGGCGCACGGCCTGCCAGTCCGTCGGGTGGAACACCACCGAGTCCGGCACGGCGCGGCCGGTCACGCGGACCTTCACCATCGCCTTGTACACCGAGTCCGGCGTCGGGTCGGCGCCCTTGGCCTGCGCCTGGATGCCCGAGACGTTCAGGATGCCGCGCAGGTTCGGCGAGGTGCCGGTGCCCGTGAGGATCTGTCCATCGAGGCGCTGCGCCAGCATGAAGCGCAGCCGGTTGTCGACGTAGCCCTGGACCTGGCTCACGTCCTCCAGCTGCTCGTCGGTGACAGGCAGCCAGACGGCGATCTTCCGGACTGGGCTGGACTGCTCGGTCAGCGCGAGCGCCGCCTCGGGGTACTGGGCACCCTCGGCCGTCTCGGCCGCGTTGTTGACGAACGTGGTCTCCTCCATGTAGACCACGGCGGCCTGGCCGGTCGTGGTCTTCGGGATGAGGTCCGTCACCTGCACGGGGCGGGTCGCGTACTCCACGATCCGGCCGGTGCGGTTGGTCTCCGGCGTCCAGCCCGTGGTCGTGCTGAACAGCGACTTCAGTTCGATGTCGAGCTGGGCCTCGGGGCCGATAGGGCCCTTCTTGCCCTTGAACGCCTGGCTGCCGACGAACAGCTCGCCGAGCGACTTGGTGTTGCCCTGCACGTGGCCGGGCTTGCCGTTCTCGGAGCCGGGCTCGCGACCGGCCTGCCCCTTCGCGGTGTTGTCGCCGCGGTTGCGCTCGGCGATGTTGAACAGGTCGCGCAGCCGCTTCACCTCGTCGGCCTGCTTGATGGCCTCGGCGTTCCACTCCCGGATCGTCTTGACCTTGTCCTCGGTGTCGCCGGTGAGGCTCTTGACCTGGCTCATGTCGTAGTTGGGGCCGGCCTCGGTGAAGACGTCCGCGATCTGCTTCTGCTTCGCGGCGAGCTTCTCCTCGGCTTCGACCAGAGCGGGAAAGCCCATGATCTTGTCCTGTCGTTAGTTCTGCGGGTTGAGAGCGAGGAAGCGCAGGTGCTCGCGCAAGAGCGCGGCCCGCTCCTCGCTCTGGTCGGGCTCCTGCTTGGAGCCCTTCAGGAGTGCGCCCAGGCGGCCCATCTCGGCTTCGACCCGCTGCAGCAGCTCGGCCGACTCGACCCCCAGGTGCTTGCCTTGCTCCTGCCGCTTCGTCAGGACTTCCGCGGCGCGGTCCGACAGGGCGCCCACTGCGGTCAGGACCGCCAGGGCGTGGTCGGAGAACTTCAGGCCCGCACTCTTCGTGAGAACCGTGCGGGTACCGATGCCGGCGCCGAGCAGCACCGGGGAAACCTCATTGACCTTCTGCTTCTGCAGGAACCGCACGTCGCGGCCGTCGTGCTGACCGAACGCGTACTCCAGGACGTCGTAGCCGTAGGACCACTCCTGCAGTCCTTCGGCGCTCATCGCCTTGACCGTCTGGAAGGTCTTGGCCGCCTCGGCGATGTCCATGAAGAACCGGCCGTGCAGCTGCGCCTCGGTCGGGGTGGTCTTGATGGTGCCGACGCCGACCGGCAACTCCCCGCCCCACGACCCGTGGTTGTACGCGGAGATGCGGGTCTTGGCGCCGTCCTCGAACGCACCGGGCACGGTGACGTCGCCGTCGTGGTCGATCACGTTGAACGTGCTAAAGATGGCGACGACCTCACCGCGGTCCGCGTCCTTGATCTCCACGCGGAGGCTCTTGGTGTCCATCACGCCTCCCCGGCGGGTCGTTGGGTTCTCGTGCGGATCGCGCGTCGGAGTAGCGCCTTCTTGGCGTCGGACTTCTCGATGCCGAGGTGGTCCTCGACGTCGCCCATGGCGTCGGTGACCGAGTCGTCGTCGCCCGGCCGCCAGGCCACACGCCACGACCCATCGGCCGCCTCAAGGATCAGCTCCGTCGGATCGCCCGCCGGACCACGACGGCTCGCTACGACGTCGCCGACGTTCGTGCGGACCGTGAGCGTGTCGATCTCCTCGTCCGGGTCGGCGAGCAGCCCCAGGTCGTCGAAGCCCTCGTACACGGCGGAGTTGACCGCCCAGGAAACCCGCTGCCAGCTGCGCCGGTCGAACTCCAACTCGACCGGGTCGCCGCCCTCGGGTCGGACCGTGACACCGACCCGTCGGCGTTCGGTGGGGAAGACGTCGACGTCGCCGCCGATCATGTCCGCCCGGTGGGCCGAGGCCATGCGCTCGACCTGGCTGGCGAGTCGGCTCATCTCCTTGCCGGTCAGCGTCCTGGTGTCGTCGGTGTCAAGCAGCTCCAGCGAGTACGCGTCGGCACCCGTGCGGGTGATCCACGCGCCGCCGGTTGGCATGCTGTTCGGGATCGGCTTGCCGTCCGGCCCGGTCGGGTAGACCGCGACCCGGTCGGTGTCGCCGATGTCGAGCCCGTCCTCGCTGCGGCCAGCCACGTCGCGCAGCAGCGTGGCGAAGTCGAGCGCCGCGTCCTGCGTCAGCATCGACGTGGTGCGCTCACGGTTCGGGCCGGCCTCGAAGGACAGCAGCAGCCGGTCGTGCGACAGCGCCGACATGTCCACGTCGCCATCGGCAGCGTGGAACGTGTGCGTCGTGATCGCGATGCCGAGCCACCGGCCGGCGCCGTGGGCACCCTCGGGCAGCCGCGGCTGGTTCGGGTCCCACCGCTTGAGGCCGCGGAACTGCTCCCACGCCTGCATCTTCGGCGCCTTGTCGTCCGGGTTGAACGGCGCGTGCTTCGGGTCCGCGGGCGCCGGCTCGGTGCCGGCCGGCTGCAGCTGCACGCTGAACAACTGCGAGTGCTTCCCGATCAGGCTGCGCAGGTCACCGCCGACAACGGCCTTGATGGCCTCGTCGGGCTCCCACCCGTTCGTAACCAGACTGCCCGCCATGATCGCCTGCGTGTGCAGGATCTCGGCCGCGTCCTTGGCGTCCTCGCGCAGGTAGGCGACATCCCTGTCGTCGTACCAGCACCGCACGCCGGTCCGCGGCGGCTTGACGATCGTGGCCAGGCTGTACGCGGTATCCGCCCACGCGGCCCGCATCGTCTCGTCAACGAACCCGCGCTTCGCCGACGCGTAGTTGCCGGCGTTGAGCGAGCTGCCCTGCATACCCTCGGACAGGCCGACGATCACCGGGTGCACGCGCAGCGCCGCGGCCACCCGCGTCTCGCCGCCGCCCTGAACGCTCTTGAAGTCCACCTGCGTCAGGTCGGTGCCGATGACCTCGACGTCCGCGCCGCCGGCGAGGAACAGCGTCTTGTAGGCGTTGTCGTTGCCCTGGTGCGCGGCGTTGAACTTGCGGACGAAGTCCTTGAACTGCTCGTTCGTGGTGTCCTTGTCGAACTTGATGACGGTCGACAGGCGGGCGCCGTTGCTGAAGAACGTGTCCTTGTGTGCCGTCGCGGACTTGTCCGCGGCGATCTCACGCAGGATCGGCGTCAGCGGCGACATGCCGCGGTACCTGAACTCGGGGTCTGGCACCGGCGCGTAGTGCATGACCTCGCTGGCCAGCAGGAACGTGCCCTCAC